TAACAATAGGGCTAGAAGCAGCCATAATTTTAAAGAACGCTTTAAAGAATTTTGTAAGAATTGGGCCAAATTGTTGTACAACATATTGAATTGACTCAAATATTTCTCTTAGATATTTTCCCGCTTCCGCTGAGGAAAAGAAATCTAAAATTACTTTTACTGCACTACCTAGTGCTTTTCCAATTCCAGCAATTCCGTTGTATATATCGTTAAAAGTTCCAGAAGAAATTAATTTGCTAAGACCTTTTTGAAGAAGCGGTAAAAATCCACTGGCAACGGCTTCTCTAAGATTTTTTAGAATTGGCTGTAAAGTTACTAAAAATTTAGCAAATCCTTTTTGCGTGGCAGTTAGATTTGCGTAAGGGTCGTCGGCTGCTGCTTTTGCTCTGGCTTTTGCACCTGTACGCAATTCTTCGTTTAAGTCAGCACTTCTGTCTTTTGCTCTACGATAGTTTAAATCTGCTTGTTTGTAAGCAAGTTCGGCTTCTCTTCTAGCCCTACTATCTGCTGGCAGGTCTGCGGTTCTTGCTAATCCTTCACGAGCCTTTTCTAAAGATATAGCAGCCTGTTCCTGAGCCAAGGCAGCGTCTTCAGCATCAAATTTTAATTGTTGAAGTTCTTCACGAAGGTTTTTTAAAGTTTCTGTTTGTGCTTTTTGTTGCTGAGTTGCTTTTTGTACGGCTTCGCCTACGCCGTTGAACGCCATTTTTGCCACTGCTGTGGCGGCCTTCATTGCAATAAATAACCCAATTATTGCTGTAAATGAAGCAGCCGCGCCAGCAGCGGCAGCAACTAAAGCAACTAGCGCACCAATTAGTGTTCCAATAGAAGCAGCAATTATATAACCAACGCTACTAAATTTATAACCACTGACCGCTAAAGCATTGATGGCATCATAACCCGCTTGCGCTTGCGGGTACATTTCTTTTAACCCATTAGCAAATTGAGTAAACGGGTTGGTGTCCATATTTTTGCTCCACCCGCGCATAAATCTTGAAGAAAGATTCTGACCCGCTTGCTCGGCATTTTTACCGCCAACTCCACTAACGCCATTAAAACCATTTTTAATGTCTTTAGCAACATTAGTAGTAATAGCCCTAACTATAATATGGGCTTCACCAACTACTGGCATATTGGCTCACCTCCTAGTTCAGCGGTGCTTCTAAAAGACCGTTTCCACTTAAAGGCATTCCAGTGTCAGGGTCAAATTCAGTTGGCGGTATGTAAGGTTTTGTCACTTTTTTTCTTGGGTCAAATGGTTGTAAATTATCAAAATCATTAAATGAATTTGATTTACTTGATTTATTAGAGACATTTTTAAATATGTAATCAACTCCGTAAAGTTGCCCATAAATAATTTCCCTAGTTTTTTCTACCGCCTGAGCCTGTTCTCCAGTGGAGTAGCGCAAATCTTCTTCAAAAAGATAATGAATGACATCTAGCATGTCATCTGCCTCCATACTTGCTAGATGTATTCCATTCATTAATGCTTTTCCGTTTACATAAGGCCAGAGGCTAGTAGCCCACTCTAAGAGGCCGTCAACTGCTCTTTTGGGCGGGTTGAATACTCTTCCATCAACCAAGCAACAATTTCACCTAAAGTATCTAAAGTTGTGATTTTTTCAGGGTCGGAAAGGATAGTGTCAAATGCTACTTTGCTTTCGGGCTTTAGTACAGCGGCAAAAAACTTGTCCATAACTAATGCTGATTTTGCTGGGTCGTCTGAGGAAGAATCTGAAACAATTTCAAGAAGTAATTTTCCTTGAATTGATGGTACGCAATGAAACTCTTCGCCCCAAAGTTTAAACGAAATAGGTTCGGCTTTAGAGTTTTCTCCGCTACCAAAGTCTTTGAATCTGGCCATATTTACATAGTCTTTCTTTTGAATGTGTAATTACAGGTTGGGTTTCAACCTACAACTATTTTACTTTATAAAAAAACAGTTGATTTTTAGACTGGCGGTTTGGGGAAAGATTTTCCTTTATATATTGCCCCTAAGTCTTGAAAAACATAAAGTTGGTCAGAAAGATAACGATTTGGCTTAGTGCCGGGGTGCCTTACCAACTGTGTTCTAATAATCCTGCCTCTGCTCATAAAGACAAGTTGAGGGTGATTTTTAGGAGTAATTAGGTGGGGTCTAGTTCCCTGATGATGTAAATAAGCAATTTTATTATCTGAGCCAATTTTTACTTCTTGACCGTTTCTGGTGGGCTTGTGGCTCATTTTAATAGAAAGAGCCAAGGCACCAGTTTTTTTACCTACTTGTTGTTTCGCTAATAGTAAAACAATTTTTCCCCTGAATTCTAAAGTTTTCCATAAATCTCCTTTGGAAGTTCTTAGTTCTGCATCTAAAACAGGTTTATACAAAATTAATTTTTGAAATTTGTAAGAGTAATGAGTTGGATTAGAAACCCTAGACGGTCTGCCATTAAACCCGCGAGAACTTCTTTTTAATCCACCGTATATTTTCTGGGCACCGTAAAGGAACCAACTATCTGGCAATCCTCTAGGCATTTTATGGAACCGCCAGCGTTAGTTGCATATTGACAGTCTGAAAACCACCTTCAGGTCCAGAACTATCAAGAGTAGCAATTACTCCCAATCCATATCCAGAATCATCCCACATATCAAATTCACGAATACACTCCATCAACACCCAAGCGTCAATGGCAGATGTGTAAGAACTTTCGGTAATTTTATCGCCACTAGGCGGTCTGCCATTTTGACCCACAGTGGCTACAGGTCTTGAAATACTAATAATTACCGTAGCGGTTCTTGGAACATGGCAACGCTGTGGAGCAGATTGCTCGTCGCCAGGAGTTCCTAAATACATTTGTAAAAAATTGACAACTACTTGTTCGCAATCAACAGCAACTTCTCCCATAGTCCAATAACGACGAGACGGCAATGGCACATTGTATGATTGAAAAACTGTCTCAATACGAGAAAGTATGCCATCCATCAAATTTTTTAAATGGAGAGCATCTTCAGAAACATCTGCGATTGTCGCTGTTGACATAAGTGCCTACTATTCGGCTACTGGAGCCTCTTCAACAACAGGAGCCTCTTCAGCAACTGGAGTTTCTACGACTTCTTCAACAACTGGTGTCTCAACTATCACTGGCTCAGGCTTTACTTTCTTTGCCTTTACTGGAGCAGCAACTGTTGCTTTCTTACCTGTGTTCATCGCTTCTGCGGTGAAATTTGTCTGAATATGTACCATGTTTATTTACTTTCTTTTAGGGCTATTTCTATTGTAGAACTAACCGTTTAGGTTGATTTTTAAGTTTCCTGATGTAATCAAGACAACGCTGTTATTAGTGTGAGTTGCGTATAAATCCCAACTGCCTGGGTCAACCATACCTATTGTCGCTAGCGTTTCTGAATAGCCAGCCGTCAATGTTATAGTAGAAGCCGAAGTATTGACATTTGCTGATGTATTACTTAGCGTAAGCGACCTGCCACCAGAGTGGCTTTTTAGCGTCAATGCTGGTGTCCAACCCGCTTGGCTAGTCAGGAAAGTAGCATTTATGTTTGCTAAGCCAAGAGTAGTTGAGCCAGTATTTCCAGTTCCAGGTGGCACAATTAGGTCTTTTACGCCTGTTGTATAGACAAGACTTTTAGGCGTATATCTTCTGGCTCTTGGAGTATCTACTGAATAAACTTTAGTTTTTCTGCGAGCACCGTCTGGATTTACTGTTTTAAGGAACAAATCTACAGCGTAAAGACCAGTGCGAAGTTCTTGAATAAAGTCCTGCTGGTCAAGAATAGTGAAAGAAACGCCCTGCCGAGAGACAGAAGTTACGCGTTGCGGGAGAGCACAAGTTTCATCGTCAGACCAAAGTTTGGCGAACTCAATCGCCAAAGTCCTAGCCGCCATCTTTCCAGATGTTGGTGGGTTCTGACCGTAAGCGTATGTAATTTCTGTATTACAAGGTGTCCAAGGAGTACCAAGACTTACATGGATAGTTGAGTGGTCAACTAAATAATAATTAGACGGGTCAATCAACTCACCAGTGCGATTTCTAATTGTAATAATTCTGGTAACTGGGCCACCACGAAGTTTGATGCGAGATTCTGGCGATATGCCGTCAATTGTCAAAGAAGCATATTCATCATAATCAAAATCGCCTGACGGAATATTATATACAGTTCCGCCAAACAAAACACCGTCTGTGTTTTTATTTGAGGCACCAAGGCGAGAACGGCGAAGCACGCAAGTATAACGCTCAGTAACAATTGTTTCGCCAGAATATTTACGACCAGACATAGCCCAAAGCAAATGCGAAGCCGTTTGAGCAGCCTCTAGAGCGAATTCAGAGTTAGCGTAGTCGCCTAACTCTTCTGGCTGAACCCATAAAGCAGTCATTTTTATCCTTTGGTAGTAGTAAAGCGACGCAAATTGGAAAAGTTTTTAACCAATTGCGT